GCTCAAGATGGATTAATGCTTGATGGTAGAGAAGCAGCACCAGTAATTTTCGGTGGCAAGGCAGGAAAGACGGTTGCATATATGCCAATGGTTGGTGGCATCCTTAAGAAGATTCGTAACTCTGGTGAACTAGCAAGTATTTCTGCACAAGTTGCGTATAGCAATGACATGTTTGATTACCAGCTAGGAGACGATGAAAAAATTATCCATAAGCCACTTCTTGGTGGTGATAGAGGAACACCGATTGCTGTTTACTGCATAGCCCATACAAAAGATGGTGCAATTTATCGAGAAGTTATGTCAGTGGATGAGGTAGAGAAAGTACGCAAAACATCAAGGGCTGGTTCATACAGCAGTTCGCCTTGGGCTACCTGGTGGGATGAGATGGCAAAGAAAACAGTTATCAGAAGAATTTCCAAACGTCTGCCATCTAGTGCTGATGTTGATGCAGTAATGCAGGCAGACTTAGAAGCATCAGGTTTTGAAAAGAACCAACCTGTGAACATCACCCCAACTGCGCAAGAGAAACCAGGCTCAAGATTAAGAGAAGCAATTGGTATGGGTCCAGACGATGCAGAGAAAGCAGCCAAGGAAGTCATCAAAGAATTAAATGACACGGAGGAATAATGCATTTTTATTCCTTCAACATTGGCGATTACATCAGCCACACGAAACACTTGTCTGATTTGGAGGATCTAGCATATAGAAGATTGCTAGATCTCTACTACCTTCATGAACGAACGTTGAGCGAAGATGTAACACTCGTTGCACGCAAAATTAACATGAAGGACAATGCAGCAGAAGTTCAAGTTGTCTTGGAAGAATTTTTCACTCTTGAAGTTGGCAAAGGATGGACTAATCCGAGAGCTGATGAAGAGATAGGAAAATACAAAAGCAAAGTGTTATCAGCGTCTAGAGCGGGAAGAGCCTCTGCTCTGGCTAGAGCCAACGCTAGTTCAACAGTGGTTCAACTAAACAAGAAACAAGAAACATTAAACAAGAAACAAGAAACAACTAATAAGACGCTAAAGCGTCCAAGCACTGTTTCAAAAAAAACTTGGGATGATTTCTTAAAACACAGGAGGAATGTGAAAGCACCATTAACAGAAACTGCTTTAAAAGGAATTACTTCTGAAGCAAAGAAAGCTTCCGTATCGCTAGAAGAAGCTTTAACAATGTGTCAGGCAAGGGGATGGCGTGGTTTTAAAAGTGATTGGGTAACGAAAGAAAAAAAATCTTTTGCTACCACTAATTACGGAGAGGGGGTGCAAGAGATATGACTTTTAAAAAACTAATAGAAAAAGACAGACCGACAGAAGAACGAGTATGTCCAGATCATGGTGCATATACCGCAACAAACTTCCTTGGAGAGCATTGGACAGGCTGCCCTGATTGCATGGAAATACTTCAAGCGAAGCAGGAAGAAGAGAGTCTTCAAAAAGCAAAGGAAGCAGCGTTAGAACGAGAGCGACTCAAATGGAAAGCAAAGATAAATGGAGCTGCTATTCCAGAGAGATTCAGGGATCGAACGTTAGATACTTACATAGCAAAAACAACTGGTCAACAGAAAGCATTGGCATTTTCAAAAGAGTATGCAGAAAACTTCGACCAAGCTATGACGACAGGGCGTTGTGCAATTTTTGTTGGCAAACCAGGTACTGGCAAAACCCATTTGGCAATAGGCATTGCGTTGGAAATTATTCAACAAAAACGGTCACCAGTATTTGTTACCGTGCAACGTTTAATTAGAAGAGTCAAAGATAGTTGGCGTACAAAAGAAGAAACAGAAAGTGAAATTATAGATGCATTTGCCTCACCGGATTTGTTAATACTGGATGAAGTGGGTGTGCAGTTTGGGTCAGATTTTGAAAAACAAATCTTGTTTGATGTCCTTAATGAACGCTATGAAAAGCTGAAGCCATCTATTTTATTATCGAACATTCCAGGGGAGCAATTAGCAGACTACCTTGGTGAACGTGTAACCGATAGGCTAAGAGAGAATGGTGGCAAGATGATAGGTTTCGATTGGGATAGTTATAGGAGGACTCAATGACACTCACAGCTAACGACATTATTCGCATTATGAAAACCGCCCGTTATAGAGAAGAAATAAATAAAAAAAGAAATATCCGAATTATTAATTGCAAGCAACAACTAGCGGAGCTAGACAGATATTATTGGTTTGAAGATATGCCAGAACAAGAATACATAGAGAGGTTCGATGAAATACAAAAACGTCTAAATAGCTTGGAGCAAGAAGATGATTGAAATAGTTTTAGGATGGCCGCCATCAGATCTATCACCAAATGCCAGATTGCATTGGGCAAAGTTAGCAAGAGCAAAAAAACAATATAGAAATGCTTGTTTCAGTGTTTCTAAAGAGCAACTAAAAAAAATCAAGACAGATAATATCCCTGAGAAATTAGTACTTGAAATGACCTTTATACCGCCAGACAGAAGAAGCTATGATCGTGACAATTTAGTAGCAAGAATGAAGTCAGGGATTGATGGGTTGGCAGATGCACTTAAAATAAACGACAAACGGTTTAATACTGTTATCTCAACAATGGACTCAGACTACTTAGGTGGCTTTGTCCGTATACGCATCCTACAGGAGCTTCCTTATGGCACGAAAAGTAAAGAACCTATCAGTCAAAACACGAGAGTACGTTGACGGCCAAGGCAATAAAAAAGCCAATTGGCAAAACATTGGAGTCGTCATGGAGAACGACCAAGGCAAACAATTTATGCTGATAGATCGCTGGGTGAATTTGGCAGGTCTGCCCGACTTTAGTGGTAAACCAAATCCATCAGCAGTCATGGTGACGATGTTTGATGTAGATGAGAACTCAAGTTACAGACCAACGCAGAAAGCTGCCCCAACCACTGACAACGATATGCCTTTTTAGATGACAATTTCAACTAATACAGCCAAGATCTTTACCATCAAGGTTATTGATCCTGATAAAGACCATGAATCTGGTCTTGTCTTTCAGCGTGCATCAACAGCATCTAAGGCAGTTGAGATAGTAAAAGGCGAGCATCCAGAGTGGAAGTGCCTTGTGATTGATAGTCACGAGCCTAAACCGTGGAGGAGAGATGGACGCTACTGAAGAACGCATTCAAAAAGCTGAGGACAGAATCAAGGAATTAAAACTCCTGATCCAACATTGGGGAAAAGACAATGAGTCTAGAAGTACAAGTTCATCTAACTCCAAACACACTGAGTAGTGGAGGAGATTTCTACACCATCACATGGAAAAGATATCCCGCCCCTGAAGGAGAAGAGAATGGCAGGTGCCGTGTCTGCACAGGCAGAGATGACTTTGTTAATGACGGCCTACCGGAAGATGTCCTTCAAGTCGTAAGAGAAATACGAGATTCAAAAAGGTGATGCCCCAGAATAAACAGACCTATGGGTGTCCTTTTGTTTACCCTGAAGCACCTCTTTGATTCTAGCTATCACTTCTTTGGAGGTCTTCCCTTCTTTGTTCCGTAGGTTCCTTTTCCTTTTGGTGCCATGATCGTTTTTTCTAAATATGAAAGAAGTTTTTTATCCTGTCAAGAGTTTTTTTTTCCTCTGCCATTTCCTTCCTTGCCAATAGTGTTTCTAGTTCCATGACTCTTTCTAATATCCCCGCCATGAAAACTTCCTGCTGCATTTGAATCCTAATTAAATGTGTGCAGTATTTTTTTACGTCATCATAATCATTACTATTTAAAACATCTCTAATACGCATCTCAACAGACAGTTGCAACTCTAATGGTGGCTCTTCTATCTCGATGTTGAGGAAGTTTTTAATTCCCATTGCACTACCTATTGAAGATGTAATGGACTTGGAAATAACTTTTCTTCCAATACATCAATTGCACGATCATCCAATGTATTCGATGTCTGTCTACAGATGACACGCAAGAGGTCTATTATGAGGCGTTTACATCCTGTCGTTGAAAGAAATCGCAAGAGTATAGGCTTTAGTATTTTGTACATAGTTCATGCCTTTCTCAAAACATAGCATACGTTATTGAATCTTGCCTTCTATCCTGCTGACCGTTTCTGATAGCTTGTTTAATCGGAAATAGATATCCCGAATATCTCTTTCACGGCGGCTACTTATGTTGCTTATCACCATTAAAAGCGCAGTGGCGGCTGCCCCTACTAGTGCTGGCAAGATGTCGTCCATGTATTTATTATAGTTTGACGTTAATATTGGGCAGTGTTTCTTTCTATTTATGGTAGACCAACAAACTTCTCCTCCTTCTGACAAGAACCAAAACAAGAAGGAAGAAAAGAAAAAGGGTGTAATGAACAAACTTCAGGAGATTACACCAGATCGGGAGGAGCAGGTAGCAATCATTGGAGTAGCAGTCCGTCTTGGGATTGTAGTCTGGTCAGGATTCTGTCTCACATTAGCGTACATAGACCTGCCAGGATTCCCTAAACAGACCTTCGATCCGACCTTTATTGCCTCGATTTTTACCTCAACGCTTACGACATTTGGTGTGCAGGCTGCATCTAAGAAGGGTGGTAATGGGATAACAAAAGAAGATATGCAGAAGATGATGGCTGCTAATCAAGCTGGTGCTGGCGAGCAGATCATTCGTATTCAAACTCCTATTAAGATTCAAGCACCTGAAGGTGGCGAGATCCAACAAGTAGTTCAAGCTCCTCCAAAACCTCCTACCCCAGAAACGAAAGCATGAAGAAATTTTTATTCCCATTACTGCTTGGCTTGGTGGCGGCTCCAGTTCACGCCGACATACATCATGCTATTACTACGAGTACCCAGCTCACAGTGAACGGTGCTTACACAGATGCTTCCAGAATAGGTTCAACTTATGCAGTCTCAGGCTCCAATATTAAAGTTGCTACCGATGCCCACTTTGGGAAGTTAACTGCTGGGACCGCTACCACAGCAGCCACTTTGGACGTTGGAGCATACGATGTGAATACTGTAGGAAGTGCATTTAGTTTCTCAGAAACGTGGACCCAGGGTGATGCTACTGCTCCAATAGGAACTGGAGTTGATGTTACTTCTGGAGTCGTAGCAGACATGCCAGCTTACGGAGAAACATTAACAATGTCGGGCGGTGTTGCAGGTTCTTTGGCAGGTACAGTTACGTCTGCTGGTGTAGTAACTATAACCGCTGGTGGTGCTGGGACTTCTGCGATTGGAAGCATGGAGAGTGCTTTAACTATTAAGTGATGAAGC